GACGATTTTACATTTGAGCATCAAGTTCCGAAATGGCAACGAGACCAAGTGTTTGTTTGGCGTAGCCGTAATCCTATTAACGATTTAGAATATGGTTATGGTGGTATAAAATTGTTTCCTGTGAAAGAAACAATTAATATGGATATAACAAAGACTGATATGACAACAAGTATTAGTCCAAAATTTAATGCGATGGATAAGGTAAGCAATGTAACAGCATTTGACACAGATGCATTTTCAACTTGGAAAAGTGCATTTAGAGAATGTTGTAAATTAGCAAGTAAAACAATACGAGGACAAGTAGATAATGAAACAGAAGAAAGACTTAGAATTTGGTGCGAGATGGGAAAGGATACATTGTATGGAAAGTATGCTATTCACGGCGCTCGGAGTGGCCGTGACTACGGTTATGATAATCGCTATAAACCAGATAGCCTAAATTTAATTAACAACTTTGAATGGCTTAAGGAGCAGTTTGATGCAGTTAGTTTCTAACATTAAAACTGTTCATATTGAACTAACTGATAAGTGTCAAGCACAATGCCCTATGTGTGCTAGAAATTATCATGGCGGAAAAACAAGACCGTTTATTCGTAATGGTGATATTTCTATAGATCAATTCAAGGAATGGTTTCCAAAAAACTTTATAGCACAATTAGACAATTTTTATAGTTGCGGAAACTACGGTGACCCTGCATTTGCAAGTGATTGTTTAGAAATTTATTCTTATGTTAGAGAATGTAATCCTACTGTACGACTAGCAATTCATACTAATGGCGGTATGCGTAATCCTACATGGTGGAAAAAATTAGCACAATATAATATTGAAGTTATTTTTGCTGTAGACGGATTTAAAGGTAAGCACGAGTTATATCGTAAAAATACAAACTTTGATAAAGTAATTGAAAACTTAAAAGCATTCGTTGATGCAGGAGGTAATGCTCGTGTTGATAGTTTAGTTTTTGCACATAACGAATATGATGTAGATGAACTTGAACAATATCTTTTAGATATTGGTGTAAAGAGTGTTAATTTTGTAAGCACTACACGATTTTATGAAATGACAGAATACGAAGTTCATGATAATCAAGGTAATATAGAATATACAATATCACCGGCACAAACAGATAGGTTTAAACGTACTCCTAACAAAAGTTTAATAAGATTGGTTGATCCTGACATAAGAAATACAGCAATTGAGTCTTCAGTTATAGATCCTAAATGTGTTACTGAACAAGGAATATACGTAGATCCTTATGGTAATATATTTCCTTGCTGTTGGTTAGGTGGAGATTATTTAGAGCAACCTATTCAAGAAAAATTACCTATACACTTTCTTAGAAACCTAAGTGTAGAAAATACTAAGTTAATATTAAAAACAGTAGGAGTACCGAACTGCCATGATGGCGTATTAGACAGTAATGATAATTTATTTGAAAAATTGCCAGAATATTGGCAAGGAAAAAATAAGTGCATGACTTGTGCAAGACAATGTAGTAAATTAGTTTATGATGACAACAACAAATATACCCTGGGATAATATTACTGAGTTTGGCCAGAAAACTCTCCTAAAGAGCCATCTTTTCACGGTTTCGTGGATCCTGGCTAGATTTTGTAATTATTCATGCAGTTATTGCTGGCCATACGCTAGATCTAGTACCCCTGACCATCAGGATTTAGAATTGTACTTAAAGACCATAGATAGTATCAAAGCACAGGCCCGTACAAATAACTTCACCGATTTCCACTTCAGTTTTAGCGGCGGCGAACCTACTGCCTATAAATACTTTGGGGAGATTATAGATCATTACTGTAGTGATACAGCACCCGAGTATCAAAGTATACACATGACTACTAATTTGTCACCTGGCAGTAAATGGTGGAATAGATGGTTAGAGTCAACAAGTAGATTACAGCGTAGAAGCATTACAGCCAGCTATCACGCAGAATTTGCTAATGAACAAGAATTTGGAGATAAATGTCTTCAACTTATGAAAGGAGGAACCTATGTTACAATCAATCAAGTTATGGTTCCAGAAATGTTTGAAGATCTTTACGAAAGGCTTGAACGATTTGCCGCCAGAGGTATTAACGTCACTCTCAAGCCACAGTCCGATCCTACCGCCAGCCACGTGGTACATGGATATACAGAAAGCCAAGTGGCAAGAATGCAAACCGGATTCCCACAACAGTGGCAAGGTGAGCAAGTCGCACAAATCCTACTCAAAGACAATGAAGGAATAGAGTACGAGTTAGATCAAGCAGAACGCTTTAATGCGTTTGGATTTAACAAGTTTAAAGGATGGACTTGTAATGCAGGCTACCAAGGAATTGTAATTCGTGAAAATGAAGTAAAGCGTAGTTATAGTTGTCACGAACAACCGTTAGGCACAATTACAGATGGTTTTGAAATTTTTAAAGAACCTAAAAAATGTATAACACCTACCTGTGTTAGTTCAGCAGATAGTAAATTACCTAAGGTGAAGTATGAAAATTGACATACAAGATATAAAATTTTGGATGGATGCAATTCGTAACAGCGATGACAAATACCGTACACTTGAAAGTTTTTGGGGCGGCCAGTTAGAATCAAAAGTTTGGCTAATTGAGAATTTAACAAAGTATACATCTAGAATTGTAAATTCTAATATTGTTATACATGGGGGATGGAATGGAGTTTTATCTAGTATGCTTTTTAATAGCGAACTAGGCATACAACACATTACTAGTATTGATATAGACCCTAAGTGTCAATCTATTGCTAGTACAGTTAACAAGAGGCAAGAAATTGAAGGTAAATTTTCTGCTATTACAACAAATATGACAGAATACAAATATGACAGACCTCCACATGTTGTTATTAATACTAGTTGCGAGCATATTACACAAGAACAATATGATCAGTGGTTAGATAATCAACCAGATGATGCATTACTTGTAATACAGAGCAATAACTATTTTGAGTTAGAAGAACATATACGCTGTGCAATAGATTTAAATGATTTTACTAAAATGAGTAAACTTAAACCTTTATGGCGAGGCGAACTCGAAACATCTAAGTATACACGCTATATGATTATGGGTCGCAAAAAATGAAATGGTATGACAACGAAGATACTCGACTAGGAAAGTTTCAGCGTGATTTAGAATCTAAGTCAAGTTGCACATTCTGTGTGCTTCCTTGGATACATCTCGCCACTCGTCCTAACGGAGATATGCGACTTTGTTGTACTGCTAATGCTAGTGGCGCAGGCGAGGATCACGAAGTAGGACTAGTTAAAGCAGAGGACGGAAAGCCCGCTAATTTTGCACGTACAACGCCCTTAGAAGCGTTTAACAGCGACTATATGAAAAGTGTACGTACAACTATGCTTAAAGGTGAAATACCTGCGAGCTGTAAAGGATGCTTTGAAGAAGAAGCACAAGGCATAGTTAGCAAACGTATCTGGGAAACTGCTACTTGGATGAACGATGAAGGTGTTGACGTAGAAGAACTTATTGCTCAGACTGAAGAAGACGGAACCGTTCCAGAAAAATTACAATACTTAGACTTACGACTAGGACATACTTGTAATATCAAGTGCGTAATGTGTAGCCCACACGACAGTTCAAAGTGGGTAGCAGATTGGCAGAAACTTATTCCTGTGCTACAAGATCCAGATGTTAAGAAACAAATGCGCTGGGACAAAAAAGAGTTTAACAACAAGTGGTATGAAAAAGGCAAGTTTTGGGATGAACTGTATGCCCAAGTTCCAAACCTAAAGCAAGTTTATTTTGCTGGCGGCGAACCACTTATGATTGCAGAACATAAAAAGTTCTTAGAAGAAATTGTACGTCAAGGATACGAGCAAAATATATTGTTACGTTATAATTCAAACGGTATACTTGTTGACGAAGAATTAATCAAACTTTGGAGCAAGTTTAAGAAAGTTAAGTTTGCTATTTCAATTGACAGTTACAATGAACGTGATGAATACATACGCTTTCCTACAAAGTTTGCAGATGTAGAACGCACACTAAGACTGTTGGACGATACTCCTGACAACATACACATAAGCATTGCAACAGCAGTACAGGTGTTCAATATAAAAACTATACCAGAGTTTATCAAATGGAAAGTTACTAGCAACTTCAAAAAAGTAAACGTAGGGTTGATTGACGGCAATGTAATGGGTGGCGGACTAGTAAACGCACACCTTGTACACATACCTACATTCTTAAACATTACCATGCTGCCAAAAGCAGACAAGCAAGATGTACATGATCGTTTTGCAGAGCTAAAACAATGGCTATGGGAAAACTATACACAAGATGATGACTTTTGGAAACACAATCCTAAAGGTTGGCGTCAGTGGGAAGGCATGTTAAAGTATATGGACAGTCGTGACGGTTCACACTTGCTACCAGGCTTCAAAGAATATGTAAACAAACTGGACGCAATTAGAGGGTTGTGTGCAGCAAAAACATTTCCAGAGTTGGCACACTTGCTATGATAAAACAAGTTATTAATCCTCAAGATCCAAAAACACTTCGTATTGAGTTTATGATAGGAAATACCTGTAACCATAAGTGTTGGTATTGTTTCAAAGGCTCTAATGAAGGAGAATTTAGATGGACTGACAATTTTGATGCTACAACAAAAAACTTTTTTCATTTATTAAACCATTATAAAAAGTTTGGTAAAGAAAGATTTGAAATTCATATAGTCGGTGGAGAACCTACACTATGGCCAGAACTTGGTAAATTTACAAAGTTGTTGAAAGAGAATTATAACTGTTGGGTTAGTATAAGTACAAATGGTTCTCGAACACTACGCTGGTGGGAAAAATTTGCAAAATATTTTGATGATGTAATGATAAGTGTTCATCACGAATATGCTGATATAGAACATTTAAAACAAGTTGCTGATATAGTTTATAAACAAGGACCTGTTGTTAATGCAATGGTATTAATGGATCCTTTTGCATGGGATAAATGTTTAGATATAATAAAGCAGCTTAAGAAAAGCAAATACAGGTGGTTTATAAATGCAATGGAAGTAATGCATTCTACTATAAATTATACACCAGAACAGTTAAAATTTATTAGTAAACCTGTTAAAAGATTTCCTAATCCAATATGGATTCTTAAAAAACTAAAAAATTTAAAACGTGATCCTAAAGTTGTTTTTGATAACGGAAAAACTAAAACAGTAAATAGAAATTGGCTAGGCCTTAATAAGCAAACTAATTTCAAAGGCTGGCTGTGCAACATTGGAGTTGACAGTTTATATATAGATAAAGACGGCAGAGTAACAGGTGCGTGTAGAACTGTACTATTTGAAAATTACAATATTAACGATATAGATTTTATAGAAAAGTTTAATCCTAAGATAAGACCTAAAATATGTGATATTGATTTCTGTGGATGTCAGCCTGAACAGTTGTTAGATAAAATTAAAGTTTTATCTTAGTTAGAGGAATATCCGCAGCACAAGTACACCATTTACGTGTACATTTGATCCACTCTGTTGGCGCTTCAAAACTTCCATTATAAATGTTTCCTAAACTGCCACCTACTCTGCAAGTAGCTCTATGTACTTCACCGTCCCAGTTAATCATTAGGCTTTCTACTCC